GAATCTAATGGAGTCCAATCAAAAGTTGCACCATCTTCTGCTCTAGCATTCAAAAAATTTTCAATCGTATCTGCATCTGTTTCAGAGACTTCCCATCTCAATCTCCACTCTTTTGGATTTTGATTAAGTCCAAAACGTAAAACTTGTGTGTAACCGTCTCCCATCTGAACTTGTTGAAGATTTGGCATACTGCTTGAAGATGCCCCGTATTTTGGAGTGATTGAAGGAAATGTTGCCATTAGCGTGTACCTGCTAAGAGTCCTCCAGGTCGTTGTTGATTAACAATTT